GTTGCTTTGGTTGCTTCAGTTGCCTGGGCGGCCGGTACGGCTCCCCGCGATAAGTCGGGAACGGCCACACCGGCGGGTGATCAGTAGTCGTCCGGGGGGACAAAGCTGTCTTCCTGGTAGCCCGGACCTTCAAAGTAGTCATACGCCGCCTCCTCAATCTCCCGAAACAACCCGTCCGAGATCAAACCCGTGATGTCCACCCCGCAAATGGACACCGAACACAGCCGGTACACCGCGGGATAACCAGGGGACTCGGAATCCCCACGCTCCTCAGGCTCATGCTCGATCTCACAGTCCAACGGATGCGCCGCTAACTCGGTCTCGTACGTGAACCCAATCATGCCCTCAGCAGGGCGGAACTTAATGCTCACCAAAGGCCTCCTTCTGGTCATTGATCGAGTCGCCATACATCGCCCCAATCGCCGACTTCAGCAACTCAGGGTCAATATTGGCCGCCGCACCAATCCGGCTGGCCGCCATCAACATGCCAAACATCACTACGTAAGGCTTGTATCCAGCATCCGCTAACTCGTCTTTGCAAAACATTAGCAACATGTCTGCGGCGTTGCTGATGTTCTCGTAAGCAGCCATGGTCCGCGGATCGAGGACCAAGTGCTCAGGGGGCTTGCCGTTTTGCATAGCTATCCTTTCTGTTGTGGAGTGTGGATTGTGGCTTGTGTGGTGTTGCGCGTCAAGTGTGTGCGGGTTGATGGGAAATGGGGGTTTTCCCTAGGACCGTGGACCGCGGACCGGGATTTTGGGGGATCCTATAGACTTTTTTAGGGCATGTGTGTTTTTGAAATTTTTTTTGTGAAAAATGGCGTAATAGACGTAATGGCGTAAGAAGTGAATGGAATCAAGGGGTTAGGAATACACTTTACATTACAGGGGGTATTCAGGTGTATGAAGTTTTCTGGGATGTGGACCTCCAAAAAATTTGAAAAAATTTTTTTCATGATGACCCCAAAAAAGTTCTATAGGGCCAAACGTAGGGGTTGACCCTAGGTGGTCCGTTGAGGGGTCGTTCGCTGACGATGCAGGGGCTTGCTCCCCTGGTTCACGATGCTACACTTGCTGAAGATCAATTGCGCCAGGAGTGCGAAAAATGATGGAAATTGAGAGCGGCGTTCCGCTGCCGGACGAGCACGTCAGCAAGTACCCGTTCCACGACATGCTGCCCGGGGACAGCATCTTCTTCGCCAAGAAGGACAAGAACCTTGCCTCGAGCGCGCGGACGTGCGCGTGGCGGTTCGTCAAGACGCAGGAGCCCGAGTGGGAGTTCACGCTGCGCCGGACTGACCCGCTGAAGGACAAGGAAGGCTACCGCCTGTGGAGGGTCAAGTGACCAAGAAGGACGTGTGGAACGTCCCTCCGGTCATGCCGAACAAGGCGGTCAAGCGCCTGTCTGGCCAGGTCAAGCCCCTGAAGCAATACAAAGCCCTGAACCCCAAACAGTGGAAGTTCGTTCAGGAGTATGTGGCAGGGGACGGCCGGGTGACGCTGAAGGAGGCGGCCATCCGGGCGGGGTACAACCCGAAGTCGGCTTCGGTTATGGCTTGGAAGTTGACCAACCCGGACGAATACCCCGAGGTGGTGTCGGCCATCCAGGCGTACCGCGCGGAGCTGGCCTCGAAGTACAACACGAGCTTCGAGCGGCATATGCGGGATCTGCAGCTGATTCGGGATAAGGCCCTCGAGGCGGGGGCGTTCGCTGCTGCTGTCCAGGCGGAGTACCGCCGCGGCCAGGCCCTGGGCACCATCTACGTGGACCGGAAAGAAATTCGGCACGGCACCATCGACTCGATGTCGAAGGAAGAAGTGCAGCGCAAGCTGGACGAGCTGAAGAAGCTGTACGGCGGGCCCCCACCGGCGGCCATCATTGATGCGAGCACGGGGGAGGTGATCGAAAGTGCTGAGCGAGACCGCGACCCACCTTTTGACCCTGGAGTGGCGGACCCTCCGCCTGATATCTTCGAGCGGGGAGATTCTGACGATGGCAGCGACAACACCTGAAGCCCGGTTCTCGCAGCGGGTCCGGCTTGCCCTGCAGAAGCATGGCTGCGCGGTCGAGCGCATCGAGAACCGGGTGAACCTGGGCATCCCGGATATGCTGGTGGGCGTGGGCGGTCAGTTTGTGTTGCTCGAGCTGAAGGCCCTAACCCGCGGTCTCGCGGTCTCCCTGCGCCCGCATCAAATTGCCTTTATGACGCGGCATGGCCGGGAGGGCCGGCGGTGCTTTGTCTTGGTCCATGATGCTGGCTCGAGCAAGCGGCCGCCCTCGGTCTCGCTGTACGCTGGCACGCAAGCGCTCGAGCTTGCCGAGCTGGGCCTACGTGCTGCGCCTGTCATGTCATGGCATGCATCCGCGGTGGATTGGGTGCAGCTGGTCGGTCTACTATCGGCCGGCTTCATTTCATCAAAAAAATCAATTGGCCGGGACGTGCTGCCGCCCGAATAATAGAACCCGTCGCGATAGTGCGGCACTTAGAAAGGATAGAGTCATGTTGAGAACCGTTCCCGTTTCCGGTAACCGTAAAACCGGCCCGATTGCTGTCACGTATCGCAGCGGCACCCATGAGACCTACGGGACCTGCCCTAGGACGTGCGGCCTGCATCCGAAGAGCGAAACCGGCGCGGCCACGGTTGACGCCGAATATTTAGCGGCCCTGGTCGATGCGGTGCCCCCTGGTGGCCAGGCGTGGACTTATTCGCACTTTGCGGCCGCGGCCCTGCCCCTGCCGGCTCCCGGTAAAACCGTAATCAATGCGAGCTGTGACACCGTAGCGGATGCGGTGCTGGCCATGGAATCCGGCCGGCCGGCGGTGCTGGCGGTCCCGAAAGATACGGCCGAGGAATGGCCCAAAACCGTGCATGGTATTAAATTCGTGCGGTGCCCCGCGGAGCTGTCCGAGGATTTCAGCTGCCAGCGCTGCGGGAATGGTCGCCCCTTGTGCGCCCAGGGAAACCGGGATTTTGTCGTGGTGTTTGTCGCCCACGGGACCGGCGCAAAAAAGGTAGGGACCGGAAAAGGCGGGTGCTATGCGGCCAGCGGGCCCACGGCTATCCAGTGGCACGGGACCCGCTCGAAGGGGCGCGCCAATGATGCGCAAGCCCTGCGGGAGTTCGCCCGCGGCCTGCCCTACGGCTCCATGCTGCGCCATCATGTGGCGGGTGACATCGGCCGGGAGCTGCCCGCATGCTGATACTCGTGCTCGTGTTTTTTGTGGCGATGTGGTGGCTCATGGACAAGATAGACCCGGGATAAGTTAACGCGACTGCGAATGAGAGTTATTCTCATTCGCGATTGGACGGCGGATTGCGCGCGGAAACCCGGTTAGAACGCTATCGGGAAACCAGGCCCTCGGGCCCTGGCGCTATACGCCTGAAACGTGGCACGCTATCGGCGTGCCGGGGCCGATTGATATATTTCATTGGACCGCGGTCCGCGGTCCGTGCAGAATTCAAACCATGCCGCGACAATTCCGCCGCGGCGTAACCTAGAAAGGATAGAGAAAAATGGCTCACATGATTGATACCACCACCGGCGCGGCCGCCATGGCTTATGTTGGGCGCACTCCCTGGCATGGTTTGGGGGCGCAGCTGCAGCCGGGCGCGTCAATTGAGGAATGGACCGCGGCCGCCCGGCTCGGCTATACGGTGCTGGAGTCGCCGGTGCTGTATGAGAGCCCCGCGGCCACGGAGCTGCAGCGCTGGCCTATGCGAAAGGTGCTGCACCGGTCCGACACCGGTGCACCGCTGGCCGTGGTGTCTGACGGTTACCGCGTGGTCCAGCCGGCGGAAGTCATGGACTTTTTCCGCCGGCTCGGGGAGCTGGGCGGTTTCGAGCTCGAGACGGCCGGCGCGTTGAGCGATGGCCGCCGGGTGTGGGCCCTGGCTCGAGTGTCGGACGGTGCGGACATCGTGGACGGTGACACCGTCCGGCCGTACCTGCTGTTCGGGACCAGCTATGACGGGACCATGGCCACGGTGGCAAAGTTCACGGACATCCGCGTGGTGTGCAATAACACCGTGGTGCGGGCGCTGGGTGAAGGGAACGGCTCGGTGCGCGTGCTGCACAGCGAGCGGTTCGATGCTGACGAGGTGCGGCTGCAGCTGGGCATTGTGGCCGGCTCATGGGAGCGCTTCCTGGTGCAGTCCCGGGCCCTGGCCCGCGTGCCGATGTCCGGCACGGATGCGGACGAATTCGTGAAGGCGCTGCTGGAGCCGTACCACAGCGGCCGGCTCGAGATTCAAGACACCCGCGCCTACAAGCGGGTGCTGCAGCTGTTCAATGGCGCGGCCATTGGTGCGGACATCCCTGGGGTGGCCGGTACCCGTTGGGCCATGCTCAACGCCGTGACGCAGCTCGTGGACCACGAGCGCGGCCGCAGCGACAGTACCCGGCTCGAGAGCGCGTGGTTCGGCACGGGCGCTGCCATGAAGCAGCGCGCCGTTGACCTGCTGGCCGAGGGGGTGTGACATGGAGCGCCGCTACAAATTCTGGCTCGAGACTGACCTGGGCGATCGGATTGTGTGGCGCTCGTTGACCGAGCGCCAGGCCCTCGAGATGTACCGCCGCACCCGTGCCGCCCACCCGGATAACGTGCGCATGTTCGGATGGGCCCCGCATGGCGAGCATGCGGGGCTGCACCCCACCACCTATCGGGAGCAGCGCGCCGATTAAAAAGTTTCATTGGCCACGGGCCACGGCCCGTGCGACATTAACGGTGTCGCACGGTGCGACATCAGAAAGGATAGAGCGATGAAAGTTCAAGACTTGATAGCCCTGCTGTCGGATCCCCGCATCAACCCCGATGCTGAGGTGCTCGTGTGGTTCGATCATGAGCGCTGCGTGTTGGATCCGGAGCTGCCGGTGGACCAGTGGAATTTTGGAAAGTACCTGGACCTCAACGTGATCGCCCAGGCGGACAAACGGGAGGCAGCATGAGCCCCGACCAGGCGGACCTGGTGCGCCAGGCCCGTGAGATGTACGAGAGCGAGAACATTCAAATCGACGCAGACGCTAAGCTGTCCGAGGCCACCGATGGCATCTGGGTTCAGGCTTGGGTCTGGGTGCCAACCGAGGAGCAGTCAGCATGAACCACCTCACCCCCATCAGCCAGTACCGCCATCCCCTGTTCGCCTCGAGGGCCTCGGTGGCCGAGGCCCTCGAGTATGTCGGCCAGGTTGCCTCCGCTGCCGGCCGTGACGGTATCGCGGTCTATACCGCTGCCCTGGTCTTGCTCAACACCGTGATCGAGGAGCTCGAGCGCGCCGAGCTCCGTAGCTTCGAGCCCAGTCCGGACTGGGAGGAGGACATTCCCTTTTAGGTGCTGGCATGAGCCCAGGCTATCGGGGCCCTGGCCCCGATAGAAAGAATTCAATGGCCAGGCCTGGCCATTCGTGCGACATTACTGATGTCGCACGGTGCGACGCAGAAAGGATAGAGAACCATGGACCAAGCAGCACTTCTTGCACTGATCGGCAGTGTTTACGACAAGCTCGTCAAAGATGTCGCGGACCGCGTCCAGTCCGAACTGGGTGCCAAGTTCGTGACCGAGGAGGAAGTCGAGGGCATCATCGAGGCCTGGACCGAGAACAACCTGGACCTCGAAGACGCAGCCAGGGAAGCCATCCAGAACTCAGACCACCTGGCAGACCTGATCAGGGAGACCGTGAGAAATGACTTGACCTTCAGCATTAGTGTGGATTAAAATCAAACCCGCTGCAGCACCCGCTGCAGCAACAACCCTAGAAAGGATAGAGACCATGAAGACCATCAAAGTCAACAACGTTCGGTTCGCACTGCCCGCCACCATGTCCACCAAAGACATCCAGGCACTGGTCGGGTTCCTGGCCACGCTGCAGACAGTCGAGACCCACTACGACTACACCAGCTCCGAGTACCTGTACGGCCTGGGCGATCACCCCGAAGTCCACGTCCAGGAGACCCGACTGACCGAGGACGCAAGGGCCAAGAGCGAAGCCAGCTACGAACAGTACAAGGCCAAGCGCGAAGCTGAGAAGGCAGCAGACGTCTGACCGACACCTGGGCCACCGGCCCAGGCACCCAGGCCCGCCACCCGGCGGGCCTTTGCGTTTGTGCCAGGCTGTGGCTGGCATGAGCCCACGCTATCCCCCTGCGCCTAGCCATAGCCGCGCTTGCCTTGCGCCACGGCCGACTGGCCCCTAGGCTGCAGCCTAGGGGAGGGCCATAAAACCCCCGTCAACGCCGGCGGCCGCCCGTAGCCCAGTTTTAGCCCAAGGAAAACCTCCAGGAAACTTAATGGGGGATCCACGAACCCACCCCCTTGTTTTGTAAATCGCATACCCGGGGGTATATTTGCAAAATTCAGAACCTTTTGGTCTGCTGCGTATGCAAAGTCCCGATGATGTAGAAGCCGAGCGGCTGCGCCTTGAGCTGCGGCTCAAGCTCCTTGAAGCGCAGGAGCGCGCGACGTCAGACTTTCTCAGTTTCTGCCAGTACGTCTGGCCTGAGATGTTGGTCGGTGAGCATCATCGTCGGATCGCCAAGGCTCTGGACCGCGTGGTATCAGGTGAATGCAAGCGCCTGATGATTGCCATGCCGCCTCGGCACGGGAAGTCCCAGATGGGGAGCTACTTGTTCCCTGCCTACATCATGGGCAAGAAGCCTCAGAGCAAGTTGATCGTGGGCTCGCACACTGCTGAGCTCGCGCAGCGGTTCGGGCGCATGATCCGAAACCTCGTGGATGACGAGCGGTACAAAGCGTTGTTCCCGGGCATGGCCCTTTCTGTGGACTCCAAGGCTGCTGGCCGGTGGAACACGGCCCAGGGAGGGGAGGCCTTTTTCATCGGTAAGGGTGGCGCGATGACGGGCCGCGGTGGTGACATCGTGATCCTGGACGACATCTTGGACGAGCAGGATGCTTTGTCGGACACGGCCATGGAGAACACGTTTGAGTGGTACACCTCGGGCCCCCGTCAGCGGTTGCAGCCCAATGGCGCGATCATCATTATTAACACCCGCTGGAAGACTGATGATCTAAGTGGGCGCTTACTCCGTCAGCAGGGCAATTTGAAGGCGGACCAGTGGGAGATCCTGGAGTTCCCGGCGATTCTGCCTTCTGGCAATCCGTTGTGGCCGGGGTACTGGAGCAAGGACGAGTTAGAGAAGGTCAAGTTGTCGATTGGTCTGAAGAAGTGGAATGCGCAGTGGCAGCAGCAGCCGACCAATGATGATGGGGCGATTTTGAAGCGTGAGTGGTGGCGCAAGTGGAAGTTTGATGAGCCGCCGCAGTGTGAGTATTTGATTCAGACTTATGACACGGCGTTCTCGAAGAAGGAGACGGCGGACTTCTCTGTCATCAGCACGTGGGGCGTGTTTTACCCGGATGCG